ACACCTTCTGGACGGTGCAGCAGGACAGCGACACCGGGGATTATGAAGCGCTGAGCGACGAGGTTACATTCACGGCTACGGCCGCCGACTGGCAAGCGAACTCCAATGCCTTCCTCGTGGCGGGCCTATGTGATACGGACGCGAGAGTTACGGAGTTGCATTCGCTAGCCGCTGATTGGTCGAATGACGTGCTGATCTCGTCCGTGGCGTTTGGCAACCCAATCACGGTGGGCAACGGGCAGAATCTTGGAGTGTCGTTCAGGGTGCGGCTAAAAGAGGCGACGTAAAATGGCTAACTCCCGTCTACAGCCGGTGCAAAACGTAGGCGTCGAGACCTCGATCATTGTCTTCAACCACGTGCTGACTTCAGAAGTTGGCGTCGAAACATCGGTGGTGTTGGCAATTCCGCGCCGCATGACGCAGGCGGTAGGCGTCAACACCAGTATTTCGGTATCGCTGCCGCAGCGGTGCACGCAGTCGGTTGGCGTCGAAGCATCGCTTGTTGTAACCCTGCCCGCTGATTCCCGCACGACTTGGGCATCGGTTGTGGCCACCGCACCGGATCATGTCCACGAACACAAGCTAGGACGAACCAAGGTCGTGCAGTACCCCGAATACGGCATCATTACCGTCTACAACCGTGTGTTCATTGTGCCGCGCGGGAATCACGGGCAAGCGGCACTTGAGACGGTGTTAGCACCTGGCGCTCACATGAAGACGCTGTGGGCAGACGAATGGTTCAGCTTGGCGATAGACGGCCCCAAGGCAATGCCCGGTGCGGAAGTGCGGCAATCGGACAAGAACGGCACGGACGAGGTGAGTGTATCGTTTGCTGCGATCAAGACGCTGAACACGGTGGGTACTGGCTACAACGTGACTGCGCGTCGGCGGATCGGGGAAGATGCGTTTGGCGAGACCTACGTCGAGTGGGGGATTGCGCCCGCGCTATCGGCAAGCGGAATCCCAAAGGCGGGCGACGTGCTGTTCGGCTACAGCGGCACGAATGCTCCCAAGTGCGCCCGCGTAGACCCCGACGACAGAGTGTTGCCGGGCAGATGGCTGATTCGCAGCACGTATCGCGCGCGAGCGGGTGTGCCCGTCATTCTGCGGCCAAACACGACGGACGAAACCTACAGCGATATTGACTACAAACTCGTGGTCAAGCCGAAGCCGCTGCATGTGCGGCCGGCGGTAGGGCTATCATGGTGGAGGCCTTGGAGATAACATGGCGCTGACTAACTACCACATCAAAAGCGCGTCCAACCGATGGAGCGCCAGTGCCAGCACAGAACAATGGGAGCTTGTCTACTCGATTCCCAACACGGTGGTGCAGTCGGAAACAGAGAACTTCCGGGTATCGCTGAAGAATCTGCTGCCGGGCTGTGACGAGACGAACCTGTATGCCCCCTGTATTCACGCATCGCGTGTGTCAGACGACCCCGACGACAAGGCATCGCAATTAGTGACGGTGCTCTATCAGGCGCCGTCCGACGACATGATATTGCAGCCTGGGCGGGGGCTGTTGAACTTCGCAACCTACAGCACGACGAAGCAGGAAGAGACGGCGGTCTTCCGTGACGGGCGCGAGATCGCGCGGCAGGAGTTGGGGCTTTCGTCGGACGCGCAGTTTGCTTCGTGGACATCGACACTTGAGCGGCGCACTACACTGCTGGTACTCGAGCGCGGGCTGATGATCACGCGGCTTGCGGATTGGGCAACTTATGAGTTGGACATTTATGTGCGGGCCAATGCGTGGATCGGGATGGGTGGCGAGTTCACGATCAACGGCAAGAAGTTCGACAATCTGAAGCTCTCGCGCGTGGACATCCAGCGCAAGCCGTCGGATGCCTCGGTAGTGCTATCGACCTGGCAGTTTGCGCGCAATCCAGACGGATGGGGAACAAGCGGGATAGTGCAGGATGAATGGTACGCCACTGATTTCGACGGGAACGAAGTGGAATACGATCCCGACGCGACACCCCCTGTGGTGCCGTCGGGGAGCTTCATGAGCATCAAACTGAGCAATACCGACAGCGAGGTGGTGCGTGGCTTTACGGACTTCACCCCGGTGGAGCAGTACTTCCGATGGATGAAACGCTGAGAGTGCCTGAGAACCTGAGTGTGCCGCCGGGCGCGAGTGCAGAACACCGCGAGAGCGTGGAGGCTGTGAACGTGTTCCTCGGCCAGATGCGGCGGAAGCTCAAGAAGTTGAGCGACGAGGTGGAGCGGCTGGGCAACGTGCGGGGGAACATGTTCATTCACAATGGCCCCAATGGAATCATTATCGGTGGATGATCTTGAATCACGGATAGCGCGCTTGCAGAACATCCGGGGCAACCTGCTGGTATCAGATGGGCCTGGGGGCCGGATATGGGGGCCGCAGCGTGGGGAAGAACAGCCGCTGGCTGCGAAGGAGCCTCGGTATGACGTGGTGACGATTGGGGGATACAGTTTTACGGTTGCGGGTGTTGATGAGGGATATGGCGTGGGCGTTGAAACCGTCAACGGCTACTTCGGCGAGAAGAATCACATCTGTGGGCAGTGGTTGACACGGGGGCAGGTGGCGGCGGGGAGTTGGTCATGGGGACGTGGTAGCGCTCAAACGTACTTTGCCGTGGCCGCTATTCTATCCGGCACACGCGATATGATTCCCAGTTGGGAAAGTGGGTGGTGGAACACTGCAATACCAAGCTCGATACTTGCAGCACGCAGCATTGGCGGCACGATGGGCGGCTCGACAACCTTGACGCTGACGATAGGCGTCTTGCAGGCGAAATAGGAGCCGGATTAAATGGCCAGAAAAAGAACACGTGAAGAAGAGGCCCGCGAACAACGGATACTTGAGGACTTGTTCCGGGCCCCAGGCCGTATCCAAGTGGACACCGTGGGCGCCACAACTACGTGGGAATCACAACAGGACATGAGCGCGTGGCGTAAGGCTCAGGTGCCGTTGCGGAAGGTGCAGCAGAAGCCGCCGGTGGTTGCGCCGGTGATTGCTCCGGTGGTTGCTCCGGTGGTTGCTCCGGCGAAACTGAGGCCCTTGGACAAGTACGGGCGCCCGATTGTGCAGCGACCGCAACCATCCACCATGTCTACTCGCATGTCGAACCTTCAGGGGCTTGGCCAGGACATGTTCACGCAGGTGCCCGGCAACGTGGTATCCAGCGGCTCGATGGTGCGCGCCCGGCGTCAGGCGGAACGGGAAGCGTATCTGAAGGCGGAGCGCGAGCGCACGGGGGTGGTCAAGACCGAAGCGGAAACCGATGCCCTTGAGGAACAGAAGTATCAGAAGGGACTCGGCCGGCAAGTATCGGAAGAACAGGCGCGGTTTGAGCTGGGGCAGAAGCGCGAAGAGACCGAGAAGCAGAAGAACCTGAGCAATTATGAAACCGCGTGGGAAACCATTAGCATTCAGTCTTCCGACACGCCGGATAAGTGGGCGTTGAAGACCGAGGCAACCCAACTGTACGACGACATTCAAAAAATGACGGAGTGGATAGGGAAAGGCGGTGATGTGGTGAAGATGAAGCCGCTGATTGCCGCGCGCCAGAAGCGACTGGGGACGATTGCGAACACACTGACCGGCATCGAAAAGCAGAAGGCGGCAGCCGAGACGACGGCGGCTGAAACCAAGGCGGCGGCGGTGAAGACCGAAGCTGAGACCAAGCGGGCGGCCGCGAAGGTGCAAGCAACACGGGAGCGTACGGGCGAGGTACTAAAAAGGGCAGATGCCGACCTGGAAGCCGTAACCAAGATAGTGGATAAGTTGGATGAGAAATGGGACAAGACAGCGCGCGAACACGCCGAGTCTCTTGCCACGATCAAGACAGAGCAGGAGGCGCTGGAAGAGCTTCAGAAAGACCCGGTTACGAACAAAGACAGCATAATCGACGCAAAGCAGAAAATCAATACGGCGCAGGCTAAGGCGGCGGCTATCCTGGCGGAACTAAAGGCGCTGAAGCCCCGCTTGGAACGCGCTTACCGCGACCGGCGGGGGGCAGAAGGCACGGTTTGGACGGCCAAGAAAACGTACGATAAGGCATGGCAGGAGGAGCCGAGTGCTGACGAGCAGGCTGCGGCTGGGGCGAAGGGGAGGCCCACAGCGCAAGACGTGCAGACGTACTCGCAGCGTGCAGGTGGTGACCGTGAGAAGACAAGAGAACTCATGAGAGCCGATGGCTATGAGGTAGATTGATGCCAACTTTCGACGAGATGTTCGATGAAATAGAGGGCAAACGTGGCCCTGCTGCGCCCGGCACCGGCACGATGACTTTCGATCAGATGTTCGATGAAATAGAGGGCAAACAACCCACCGTTGCTGCGCCGAAACCCGCCGTGGCACCCGTTGCCGCTCCGAAGGCGGCGCCCGCGCCTGTTGCCGTGCCCGAACAACCTCAGGTGGTGGGGCCAGAGTTGGCGCGGGTGCTGGCATGGGAACAGGAGCGGGACGTGGAGTGGGAAACGAAGTTGCAGGCGCGGAAACTGGCGCTGGAAGCGGGAGGGGGCGTCGTCAACATTCCTTGGGACTTTGCCCGTGGTGCCGTTGGCGGGGCAATCAATCTTGCCGCAACTCAACTCAAGGGGCTTGAAAACTTCGGATACCGTGTCGCGCGGAACATCTGGTATCCTACAACCCTGATGGCAGAGAGTGCGCCGTTGCCGCCGGAACTGAAACTGCAAGGTGTCAAGATGGCGTACCGGGGCATCGAGGAATCAGGCGTCATGCCCGGCGACGCGGAACGCGCTGCCTTGCATGCCTATGCCCGCGGCATGGAACAGTATCTTGCCGAACACCCGTCACTGACGCCGGACAGTCTTGCGGGGCAGATCGGGGCCGGTATGCCGTATGTGGCCGAAATGATCGGCATCGGGGCGGTCACGGGCGGCACCGGCGTGGCCTTTGCCGGATTCATAACCGAATCGCAAAGCATTTACGAGGACACGTATAAGAAGTTGAAGGCGACGGGCACGGACGAGACAGAGGCCCGTCTGCTGGCGCAGCAGTCCGCCGACGTGGGCGGACTTATCAACACCGCTATTGAACTTGCCGAGATCGGGCAGACAGTACGGTTTATCAAGGGTAAGAAGGTACTGCTGCTTAACCGCGCCAAGAAGATTGCGGCAAGCAAGTTGCGCAAGGCGGGCGAGTACACCAAGGAAATGCTCGTGCTCGCCGCAGCGAACGCGATTGAGGAAGCGGGGCAGCAGTTGTCGTCTGAGGGTGTGCCATACATGTTGGCAGGCGCCGAGATCGAGGGCGGGGCTGCGGGCCTTGCAAACAGGATGATGCAATCCGCCAAGGTAGGCGCAGGCGTTGCGGCTCTTACGGGCGTTGGCGGGCGGGCGATCAAGGGCGCGGTGGCCGGCAAGAAGGCGCCGGCGCAGCCAACAGTTCCCTCTCCGCAACCTGCCGAGCCGGTAACGCCGCTGACGATGACACCCACGATAGAACCGGGGACGGCCGTTACCGAGCGTCCGCCGTGGCGAGCCGAGGAAGCGCAGCCGGAAGCGCTCCCGGAAACGCCGGCCAAGCCGGTCGATGCCGAAACAGAGGCGGAAGCGGGGCCGGCAATGGAAGCGGCGCCCGAAGTTGAGCCGCAGGCGGAGGCGCCGGCAGCGGAAGCAGCCCCGCAAGGCAAGCAGGCATGGGAGATGACGGACGAAGAGTACGAGAAGGAACTGGGGCAGTTTGATAATGAACAGGCGCGGATGAAACTGTCCTTGCAAAAACAATGGGCAGCGTCCAAGCACCCATCTCTTGACAAATTCGAGGCAGGCGAACTCAACAAGATGGGTGTTCCGCAAGGCGATTGGGATCGTTCACAGCGATTGCGGTATCTTACTCTTGTCGGCTATTCGCGCGATATTTTAACGCCACTGCTTGAGGATGCTGCATGGGCGGAATATGCTGCGGGCGCGCAAGAGGCCATTGAGAAGTACGGGAAGCAGGAGACGCCAACCACAGCCTCCTTGCAGCAAGCCGCCGACGTGGCGCCCGAACAGGAACTTATGGGCGCGGGCATTCAGTTGCCGGGAATACGCCGGCCAGCGCGCCAGGGCGTAGTGCCGCAGCCCGTGCAGGTGCCCGACACCGCCGTAGAGCAGGCCATGCAGGCCGCGTCCGGTGTGCAGCGGCAAACCGTTCTTGCCAAGATAAAGGAAGTGGCGGTATCGGCACTTCACAAAGCGACACGTCCCCAGGAGAACATACCGCGCACTGGAAAGTTTGCTGCAGCCAACGAGTTCTTCCGGCTGTTGAAGAACATCCCGGCGCAGGTGTCGGATGACAGTGCCCGGCGCATAGCCGCCGTAGTTGACCCGCTGTCTCCTCAAGAACTTCAGCTTTTTGAGCGCGTCGTGATTACCCGCAACATGGTTGCCGCGCTTGACAACGGCGAACCATTGCGTTTTCGTTTTCAATCCCGCCAGCAGGTGGAGGCGTACAAAGCGCAACTGGAAACACTTCTCGGCAAGTCTCCGAACGTGCAGAAGGCGCTCGAAAACCAGCATGTCGTGCGTTCTGAGATGCTGCAAGAGTTGGTGAAGTATGACATTCTGCCCAAGACGGTTCTCGATAATGTTGACACCTACTTTCACCAGCAGGTGCTTTCCAAACTACAGGCCGACCGGCTTGTGGGTGCATCATCGGCTCGGCGCATCAAGCGCGCGGCTCAGCAGGCGCGCGTAACCGGCCCGGAATCTCTCGGCGCCGAGTACGATTACAACACGTCTTATGTCGAAGCTGAATGGACGTGGATGGCGGAGTTGAGCGCCGAACTCGAAAAGGAAAAGAGCCTGCGCGCACTTGACAAACAGTACGGCATCAAAGACCAGTTGCAGGCGGAAGCGAAAGCGGCGGGCGCCAAGGATTGGCGCGAGATGTTGCGCAACCATCCCGACCACGCTATCTGGCAACCAAAGCCGGGCAATGTATTTTACCGTGCTAACACGATACCGGAACAGGTGGCGGAATACCTCCTTCAGAACCCGGAACAGTGGACAGATATCAACAGCAATGACTTGGGGAAAGTGCTTGCGTTGGGGCAGAAGAACCGCGAGTTCGTGTTGCCGGAAAACATCGTCAAGGAACTGGACAACCTCTCGAAACCTAAACCGTCCGGCGCGGTTTCCGCGTTGGCCCAGGAAGCAATGCGCGGCTGGAAAGTATGGACGCTCTTTTGGCCCAAGAGGGCCGTGTCTTACATGCTTCGCAACGTGACAGGCGACTTCGATCCCGTGGCGGGTGCCGCTCCGGGTGTGGTGAAGTACGTGCCGAAAGCCACACCTGAACTGTGGCGATTCGCGCGCGGCAATCTTTCGCTCTCACCCGACATGAAACGCGCCCGCGACTTAGGCGTAGTCTCTTCGGGCATGACTACCGTGGAGATACCCGACCTCAAAGACCTTAAGGTGTTCAGCCGGTTTTATGATGCTCGTGCAAGTGGCAACGAAAACCTTGCGGCACAGTATTTCAAGACGGTGAAGGGGTACAACGAGTTCCGCGAGAATGTCCTGCGCTATTCGTCGTACCTGTATTACCTCGACAAGTTGAAGACCGGCAAGCTTGCCAACTATGGCGGCGCGAATAAGGCGGTGGTGGATGCGCTTGCCGAAGACATGGGCAACGAAGTGGCGGCGGCCCACCTTGCCCGGAACCTGATGGGGGACTACGGCGACCGCACCGTGTTTGGGAATTGGATGCGCCTGAACATGATGCCATTCTTCTCGTGGACGGAAATAAACCTGCACCGCTACCCGCGAATGTTCTTCAACGCGGCAATCGAAGGCAAACTGCGCGGGGGCACCAACAAGGCGGCGGTTGCGGCGCTCGGCACACTGGCTACGGCCCGGCTCGCAATGCTCTACACCGCGCTCTACTCCCTCAACCGTTTGTTCTTCCCGGAAGACGACGACAAGCTCTCCGATGACGACCGGGCATCGCTGCACATTACCCTTGGCCATAACGCCGACGGCTCGGTGCGGGTATTTCGCAATGTGGGTGCTCTCTCGGACTTCACGGAATGGTTTGGCATCAACACAATGGCCTCGCTTTACCCGAAGTACGCCAATGGACAAATCAGCACGGGCGAGATGCTGAAAGAAGCGGGCAAGGCCCCTCTCAACAAACTCGCCTTCGGTCTGCGGCCCGAGATCGGCGCGGCCCTTTCATTGGCCGGAATCAGTTTGTACCCCGATGCGTTCAATCCGCGAAGCATAGACACAGCAGAAGGGCTGACAAGCACATTTGGACTGCGCGACGAGTACATTGAGGTGGCCGGCAGGATTGGCGGCACCGGCAAGCGCGCCCGGCCGCACTACGCGCAGCGCTGGTTTGTGGGGGTTGTGCAACCGGCCGAGAACGCGCTGTCCGCTACCTATGACTTGCGGGAAACCTTCCTGAAGAAAGAAGGCCGTCCTCGTCCTGTCATGATGGGGGAGAGTTCCATCAAGGCAATGCGGCAAGCGGTATCGCACGGGGATTACGATGCGTTTTTGGAGGCGCGCAAGGCATATCTGGAGTCGGGCAAGACCTACCGAAACTGGCGGGCGGCACTGTCGGCTATAGACCCCATCGGCAACAGTCTGAACGCGGAAGACGAGAAGAAGTTCATTGCGTGGTTGTCGGAAGACCAACGCTCGAAGGTGGACATGGCCCGTGATTATGCCCGCGGCCTTGAGGTAGAGATGTGGAAATGGTGGCAACGGGCAGGGGCCGCAGGGGAGGCCGACACGCTGAAGGGCACGGATGCGGAGATAGCGGCAAAGGCGGCAAAACTCTACACGGCCACGGGCGAGTACAGAACAGTGTCACTGGAACTCCGAGGCGAGAAGCGTCAAGCGGCTCGTGCGGAGCAGGCAGAGGCCCGCAAGTGGCTGGCGGAACGCGGCATCGGGCGCCCCGTCGCTCTTCGTGCGATGCGGAAGGCGGCAGCAGCACGGAAGTAGTTACTTCGGTTTTCTGAACATGGCTACTGCACCTTCTGTAATCTCGCATATCAGGTGGGCGACAACGATGATTGAGACCCCGCCCACCACCACCATAACGATCCAACCAAGAATGCTGAATACAAGGGCCATCGCCATTCTCCTTTGCCTCCCGCTGATGGAATTATACCCGCAAAAGTGGCGGATGTCAACTATTTTCAGGTTGTTCGGGCACATTTCGCTTCCAAGGCCCCTGTGCTGCGTTCTGCTGCGTTGCGATTGGTTTGGGCTATCCTGACACCAAACCCGAATCCGTTGCCCTGCCAGGGCCGTTTGCGGGGGCGGTTCATGGTTTCAACTCCATTTCCTCGATTGTGGGCCAAAGGTGGGTCGGTTCGCACGTTGCCGGATCGTCGTTGCCCAACAGCAGTATCTCGGCCTCGCATTCGGCGATGTCCTTGGTGTGTAGTTGCACAAAGTCAGTGTGTGTCTCCGTTCGCAAATGCCTTTTGTGCCGCTCGATGTATTCCCGCTGCCTCTCGATCAGTTTCAGCCGCTCCTCATTCCACGCTGCTAGCGCGGTTTCGTACCGCAGATGGGCAACCGGGCGCAGGTCGTACCAGTCACAGCCCTGAACGGTGACGATGAAGACGGTGGTGCTCATATTGCCTCCTATTGCTCTTTGTACTCGTATTCCTTGTTGCCGACGATTGCCGACAGACGCACCAGCCCCGCTGTGAGTAACTGCGTTCGTGCTTGCAAATCCGAACAGCCGTTAAACAGAGCATTCAGCCGACTTGCTTCCTGTGTCATCATTCGTATAGCCTCACAAGCGGCTTTCTGCGCCGCCTCGTCGCTCTTTAGCCACTTCCGCTTGAGCTTGGCGCAGGAAGTGCACAGGTTGCCCTTATTCAGCGCAAATCCGCAAAATACACAGTAGTTCATTGTTCAATCCTTTCTACGCTAATCTCTGCCAGCAGTCCGCACTCTTGGCGGATGCGCTTGGTTGCCATCTTGACGTATTTCGGACTCAGTTCGCAGCCGATTGCGTTGCGGCCGAGTTTGACCGCGACAACGGCTGTGGTTCCGCTGCCGAGGAATGGGTCAAGGACGGTTCCGGGGACGGGTTCGGGATAGCTGTTCGTGCAGCCGGCGCCGCCCAGGTCGCGGTCGTCGCAGCAGACACAGGAACAGGAGGGGCACCAAGCGATGGTCTTATGAACGGCCGTTATTCCCGGCGTCTTGCTCGTGAATTGAGCGACTTCTTCTGGTTTGTTATAATCACGATAGTTGTTCTCCCGACGTGTAGCTTTCAGTTCGGCGTACTCTGGCGCATCTTCCACCACACGAACCCACGGTGCCCCGCATTGGCTGCACACTCCCTTTTCCGAACTCCCCGCGAGTATGAACGGTGCGACGATTGCCGGCGGATAGCCCGCGTAGTGCTCCAGCCCCGTGCCCTGCGTGTTCACCGGCAAGGCGAGTATGTTGCCGTCCTCGTCCTGCATCGGCATGCTCGCACCGTCCAAGATCGCCCGCAGCGAATCGAAATACCAGTCCGAGTTGCGGCGGTTGCGGCCGTTATCACCGTACGCACCACATACCTGCATCGAATATTGTCCATCCTGTGTTTTGGTTCCCCTTGTCGGGCCCATCACGGAGCGCTTATCCTTGTCTGCCCACTTCGATGCTATCTTGACCGCTTCCCCGTCATAAAAACATCGAGCCGATTTAGTCAACATGAACCAATACTCAACGGCACTACCCGGACGGTCGGTGCAGCTTTCGGGCATAGCCGAGCGTTTTACCCACGGAATACGCGAGCGCAGCCACCACCCGTCCACTTGCATGGCCAGCACGAAACGAGAGGGGATTTCGCACAGGTCTTTGGACTTGAGGCCGTCGCCCTGTTTCTTAACTCCCTTGAGCTGCTGCCCGTGTTCGTCGCCCTTGCCGCCACCGCCTTTCCCGCCCGTGTAGCTATCCCCTAGGTTCACCGCGCAGATTCCGTCGCTGCGAAGCACTCGTTTGACCGCGCGGAACACCTCCACCAGATGCGAAATGAAATGTTCCGGCGTGTTTTCGGAACCTAGCTCAACACGGTACGCCCCGCACAACTGGCAGAACTGGCCGCCGGTCGCTTCGTACATCGTGCCTGCACTGGTAGCCTGCTTGCTGTCCGGGTTCTTGACGTCGGCAACGTGGCGTGAACGGCGCGGTTTGGCGAACGCTTCCCGTATCTCCCCCTTGTCCTCCCACCCCTGAAATATGCTGGTACTCAACCCCTCGCGGTACTCGCTGCCCGGCTTGGGCTGCTCGGCACCCCAGACGTGGGGACACAAGGGGTCGCCGCCCCAGATTTGGGGGTCGGTTCCGTAACTTCTGAGGCCCCAGTAAGGAGGCGACGAGCAGCAGACATGCACCGATTCGTCGGGCAGCGTTTTGAGCGCCGCAAGCACATGGCCCTGAATGATCCGCACTGTTGGCATTTACTCTCCTAAATTATCCGCACCCCGACCGCCCGTCAAGGAGAATCGAGCAACCGAACGGCCGGGGCACGGTGATTATTTATTAAACAGGGGATGCTGTGTAATTCCGCTGAATTCCTCGACGATGTGCCATGAGTCATTGCGCGCTATACTGCTACTGTCTACACTATCGGCCTTCATTGCGTTAGCCTGGGTCAGGCGGTCAAACGTGCCGCAGCGCCCTATGTGCGCCTGCATTCCGTTATGGTGAGCGTAGTCAATCCACATCGGAGCAGTCTGCCACTTCCACTCCAGGGTGCCGCCAACAAACAAGTGCGTGAACTTCTGGGGGATGCTGTTTTCTCGCAGGTCTTGGATACTCATGCCATCCTGCACCACAAACGCCACGCGCGGGGCCGACAGCAACTCGCCCGCCCGCCAACTCAGCGAAAACTCAAGCGAGCGCTTGCCGGCAGCCACGATATCCGGGCATACAATGAAATCGAGCGACAGCCCCATGCGGTACGCATCTGCAATAGTCCGCCGGAATATATCAACTTGGAAGGGAAAACCGCGCCGCCAACACTGGAATGCGCCGTTATCGAGCGCACAAGGCACCTCTCGGTAGCGGCGCGAGGGGCAACGATTCGCGCTGCTGGCTATCAGAATGCCCATGCCGAGCCGTTTCACATGGTCGAGTTTCTGGCCGTCCGCGTTGCTTGTGTAGATCAGCATTCCTTTCATTCCTCTTCTATCGGTTCCTGCCTTTTCTGTTTGTGCTCGCGGTTGCGCTTGCACCAATCGCATCTGCCGTGGTTCCTGCACGAGCCGTCTACCGCTTTCGATCCCCGATAGGGCCGGCGGTGCGATTTGCCATGCTCGATGGCTCTGTCAAGGCTCATAGGGTTCCCCATTGCCGTGCCATTGCCTCTGCCCTTTCGGGAAAGTTCAGACATGCGAACTCGCCAAAACGCTCACGGGCGTCGTCGTCATACGCATGCGCGGCCTCGATCTCGCTTGTAAAGTAGCCGAGAAAAATCTGAACGTGATCGGCCTTGATCTGTGCCCACCATTTCCGTTTTGCTTTATCCCAGCATACGCCTTTGTAATGGGAAGAACCATCCTTACGCTTGCGGCTGTTCATGTTGTTCTGTGCTCTCGTGCATTCCCGCAGGTTGCCCCGCTGATTATTCAACCCGTCGTGATCGACGTGATCGATCTCTGCCGCGTCGGGCAAGAGCAATCTGTGCATTTGCAGGATCGTCTGCTTCCCGTCCGGTGTTGGGACGTTTGTGTAGGCATAATACTGGTGGGGCGCCTTGTGCACATGCCACCTGTGCCCCGCCACGAGCGGATAGTCGGCGATGTCTACAATGGCCGTCTTTCTTTGTGTCAGCTTCAGAATCGCTACATCCTGATGGAACTCAACGTGATTCGGTATCATTGATTGTCTCCCTATATGCCAAAATGAATTCAGCCGCCAACGGTGCGACTATAGAGTTTCCGTAGCCTCTGAGCCGCATGACGCGCGCTTCCGCCGTGGCGTCAACGTCCGGCTCGCCATTATCGCTGCCCTGTCCCATGCCTTTGGATAGCCTTGTAACCAGCGGCTCAACGCCGGATTTAACACGCCGCGCTTTTCCGTCCCGGCAGGGGAGGAGGTCGTAGTCAGACCAGCAACCTGCTTGCTCAACGCAACCCCCGCATCCCTGCTGTTGCTCTGGCTCCGCTCGTTTGCTCTCGGCGTTGACCAACCCACTACCGGTGGCGCCTTCTTCTCTATCAGCGTTGCAAGGCTCGATGAATGAGCCTTCTGGTTGTGTGTCGCCCCCTGCGCGTGGTGATCCCGTGTGTTCGGACTTGGCCAGCCGGTAATCCACAACACCGCGTCTCGTGCCAGATTCGCTCCTTGTGTTGATGTCAAGTCCGCCCCCGGCCTTCGCCCATCGTGCGCATTCGGCGTCGGCCACCCACCAAATCCTGTGCCGGATGTGCGGTGCCCCGACGCTGCAAGCTGGCAGTACGATCGCCCCGCAGGCGTAGCCTTCCGCTTCCAGGTCATCGCATATTCCATCGAGCCATCCGTGTCCAATCGCCGCAGGAACCTGTTCTCCAAAGATCGTGTCAGGTCTGCACTCGCGGATGAGCCTGAACATTTCGGGCCAGAGGTGCCGCTTGTCCGCCGAACCTTTGTGCTTGCCCGCCGCCGAGAACGGCTGGCAGGGTAGAGAACATGTCCAAACAGATCGGTCGTCGGGCCAACCGGCGAGACGCAGAGCGTACGGCCAGCCTGCGATTCCACAGAAGAAGTGGCACTGCACGTATCCCTTGAGGTCGTCTGTTCTGACATCCGTGATGTTCCTCTCGTCTACGTCGCCCGGCGCGATCAACTCGTTACGGATCAATTCCCGAAGCCACGCCGCCGCGTTGGGGTCAAACTCGTTGTAGTATGCGGTCATGGCGTTGATTCCGGCCTGTAGAGCAGGGTAAGGGCATGCGTCATGAAACGCTCAGTGCATGGTTCGCAAGGATGCGAGTAGGCAAGGCGCACGTTGCAACTTTTGGTCTCCACCCTCACACACTCTACAAAGCCTATCTGTTTGGTGTCTTCGAGTTCCACCAGTACGATGTCATTCAACCTCGGCGGATTGCTGTCGCTGTAAGGTTCAGGCACGGGCACCCCGTCCTTGCGCGGGCACCAGGTAGGGAAGTGATGTGCATCAATCTCGCGGTAAATGCCTTCGTAGCGACAGACACAATCGTTGTTTACTACCTTGCAGAGAGAGCAATCACCGCACCACTCAATCAGCTTCGGCATCGGGGCCTCCTTTCTGTTTCTTCTGGGTGCATGGAAAACAGTACGGCCCGACGTTGTTCATCCAAAGGCGCATTTCGTAAAGTACGCGCCCACATCTGATGCACTTCTCATCAGAGGCTGTTGTTACCGGCACAAGATGCGTTGGATCGGTGGCGTTGCTCATTGCCCGTCTCCTTTTGGGTTCATCGACGCGATCCGTTCTGTCGAAAACCAATCCGTAATCGCGCCGCCATATTTCGAGTGCGCGAAGCCACAGGTGCAGATACCGTCGGTGCAAGAGCCGCTGATCATGAGCGCGTAGAACGTACAATCGCCGTCGTGCTGCGTTTTGCCCTCGGCCTTGAGCCGGGCTATCTCAAGTTCCGCCATCCCCCAGAGGCACTTAGGCGTGTGGCCCTCCTCATCAGAGCAAAAGCATATTGGACAACCACCACCTGCGAGGTAATCCTTCGCGCGTTGCTGCCAATCATCGCCATCGGATAGTTCGGTTTTTAGTTTCTCGACCTCGGTCTTGAGCCGGGCTATCTCGGCGTCCTTCTTCTTGCCTTCCTCGCCGGCAAACGTCTGCGCCGCCGCAAGAATCTCGGCGAAGAATGTGGGCTTGTGATATGGCTTGCCTGCGAACTCGGACAGGCTCTCCGCCACCTCGTCGATCACGCGCACGTCGTCGGGTAGTTTGTCATTCACTTTGAGTCTCCTTTATATCACTAAGTATTGCTACTACACGATCTGCCTCTTTACGATCACTCTCTTTTTCCTCTTCAGTTAGGTCTGCATATGCAGTGTCCACCTGATGTCTCCAGCGCTCCTCGGCCCATAGAGGAATCACACATTCTCCTGCGTTGTTGTGGAAACATTTCTCAAACAAATACTTCATCCATCCTGACCACTGCTCATGGGCTAGTGTGGCCAGACGTTCCCGTAGATCATTCACCTGTCGTCTCCTTCTCCTCGAAATACTCGTCTACCGCCGCGCTGTAGTCGATCTCCTCGTCGTAGATGCAGTCCTCGATGCACGACAGCAGCAGGTCAACGTCGATGCCCATCTTCTTCATCAGGCGTTCGTGATAGGTGCAAAACATCAGTGTGCCGCCGCTCATGTAGAACGTTTTAGGCAGCATGTCCATCAGATCATCGCGGGTCATTTCAACTCCTTTCCCTTTTCATCCGTGAGGACGTATCCCCTGCGCCTGTCAAAGTAGAGTTTGAACTTACCGTTCTGTATGCACTTCACAAGGTTGATCATGATAGACGCGAGAGAGAGGTCGGGCTTCGCAAATTGTATCCGCTGGGCTACGCTCTCGATGAGTTTCATCTTGTCGTCGTCTTTCCAGCGCTTCAGGTCTATTCCGAACTTGGCTGCTGCCTCGGTGAATTCAAAGGTCATGGGGTCTCCTTTGCCAAGCGATCCATCCAGCATTTAACGCAGAAGTCACGCTCGCCTTCGTGCCTCTCCTGGCAGGAAGGGCAGTAGGTTTTTCCACACGCTCTGCATAAAAAACCGCCCCTGTCGACGTAGAACTTGCGCCGGCATTGCGCGCACTTTGCTATGGTCACTGCTTTTCCTTTGCGCTCTCATCTTGGACGGCATGTTCGATGGAGCGCCCTTTGCCGGCCGTGTCGAGGGTTGCTTCGAAGGCCGTGAATTCAGCCGAGTTCTTCTCTTTGTTGACACCTATCACCTCCGCAATCCAACCACGGATCAACTCGTCAGCGTACGGCGTGTCAGGTTCGTTGGTCATGATTGAGTCTCCTTTTCTTTCATATCACTTTCCTGCCGATGTATTTCCACGCACAATTTGCACAAGGCCGGGCGGTCGAGCCGCAGCCGGTGCATCGGTAAACAGGGTCTTCACTTGCACCGCCGGGCCGCAGTTCCTCAACCAGCTTGCGCACGTGCTTATTCACCGCCGCGGCTCGCCGGTCGTATGCGTCAACCAGGGCGGGGTCGATGCAGATACTAGCGGTGCAGTTGGCTATCAGACGGTCGATGTCGTGGGTAGTCATTTCCCTTCAAGCCTTTCAATATAATGATTGAGATACCACTGCGCTTTCTTCAGGTCTTCCAGCCCGTTTTTCTGCTTGTGGCGCCAGATGTATTTTATGACGTTGCCCAGGCAGAATCCTTTGAGCAACTTCGCCGCTTCGATGGCGTCGATGCACTCAACCGAGCCGGACGTGTAGTGCGCGGGGTGAGATATGTTGTCGTGTTTCATTGTGTTGCCTTTGCCTTCCATTTCTTCAGCCCCCACAGAGCCAGCAGCCAGTAGGTGAACATCAGCGCCGCCTGGGGATATGCGGTTTTGTGGATATCGTAGATCACCCACAGTGCATTCGTGACAGCCCACACCCCGAAGCACCAGCGGCGCTGGTAGACGTTGGCGATAGTGCCTACTAGGGATATGATTGAGACAAACCACATCAGGTATTCGATCATCGTGTCTCCTCTCGCGGTTCCGACACCACGCGGATAATGCTCCAGCCGATGGCTGGGCCGAATCGCTTGTCCCCCATCGCATGCACAGCCGCCTTGCGCGTGACAAACAGTGTGCCGATCCTTGAGAACCCTGACCAGGCTGTGCCCAAGGCCCGGCGGTGCTCGTAACGCAGCAGTGTCAGCGGGTGGTACTTATCATCGACTACCATATATCCAAGTGTCTTGGCTCGCATCATCTTTGTTCCTTTTCCCACGCATCCACTTCCTCGCGTGCAATCTCGGCGATCTTGCCGGCGCCGTCGCCGATTGGGTTGCCGTCCTCGTCAAAACAGATGTCCTCGTAGAACGCGCGCAGATCGGCCGTCAGGCGCACCAGAAATACCTGGCGGCAAGTAGATTCCCACGCATCGCGCCGCTCCTCGGCGATACGTTTGGCTTCTACTTCGGTCATGATTTGGCCTCCTTGTCAAAATGGATGCAGACATGGATACAGCCCAACATCAGCCGGATTCCCCACGTGTGGACACAGACACCGAACGACTGGCCCGCAACGGTCAGGATCAAGGCACCGGGCCAGCAAAAGTTGCAGACGTACTTGCTGCGGGTAAACGTGATGCTCATGATTTGGCCTCCCAGCATAGGTCGCTATGCAGCTTGCCGTCGAGAAGGCGACCGGCGCGTTTTGGGTAAAAGCGACCGTCGGTTCCACGTGTTCTGTCTATCTTGTTGTGCAGAGCATTGTGTTCTCCACAAGTCATGACTTGGAGATTGTCGAGTCTGTTATCCCCTTTGTCGTAGTTCAGGTGATGGACAATCTGTCCCGTCTCAAGACGCTTGCCAGTTGCGGCGAACATCACCAGAATGTGTTCGTGCACATACCCATTGGGATCAGCAAAGGCATGCGTTCTACCAACCCGGATTAGGATGTAACCGTGTTGATCGCGCAACTTGCCCTGATTCCAGCGATAGTGTTGCGCCCCGCGAAGGTTATGTCCGTGATGTCCTCTCCCGGGGCCGTGATATGTTAGCCGCAACCGTTCTTTGCGCCTCAGATACCGAACATGGGCCGCTTCTCTGGCTTGTTGTTTATCTTTGTACGGCAAATGGTAACTCCCTTATCATGAGGTCTTCTGGTATCGGGGTCTTCTTGTCAATCTGCTTCATGTAGAAGCACACACCGGCGGCCTTGCATTGGTCTCTGAGGTCTCGCGCCCACCGCAAATCCATCGGCCTCGCGCCGGGGCCGGATTCGCCGCCGCAGATCACGCCATGCACCGGCACCTCGTAGCCGCTCAACACTGCCTCGCGGTTCCGTATCCACCCCGCTGCACCGCACCATTCCAGCCCCAACACCTGCCGCATGTCAATCGCACCCAGCATCGGCTCAACTGATACGATTCGCTTCCAAGCCGGTATCGTGCACAGCAGCGGCACCCGCTCGTCCCATTCGGCCTGCGTTGAGACCGATGTGCCGATGACGAGGTTGGGGATATGCCCTTTTACTTCGAGCATTACATCCAGCGGGGAGTTTCCCCAGTGCTCTGACGCCCACTCCAGAAAGTGTGGCCAGCGATCAGGTCGCTTTGTCAACAGCACAAACGTATGTTGTTCACATCGGGCGTCACATACTACGTCAAGCACAGGGGCTATCCATTCGTTGGGCACACCATCGGCAAGCAAATCGCCCATACTGATAGCGAAGATGACCCTCGGCTTCTTCCAGTGCAGCGGCTCGTCGAGTTTGTCAGGATGACACGTCGGGCGGAACGGTTCATCCCTGTCGTATCCGTATCGCCCCTTCAGCCGGTTCGCCATGCGACGCGCCCAGCATCTTTCCCAGCAGGGATAATCCGGCTTGCAGCCAGTAACGGGTGACCAGGTAACATCGCACCATCCGATTTTGTTCATGGTTTGCTCTCCTTGTTCAACTCTTTCAGGAACCCCACGATGTTTTCAAGGCAGTCGGAAGACCATGCCGTGGCTATTTCAGGCGACAAGATGAACCGTCGCCACGGGAGATACCAGCCGATTGTCCCGATGTCGTTGCCGGCCTTTTTGTTGACGATGCGGTAGCAGGGATGCCCCTTGAATTCGCCGTCCTCCTCGATGCGGAAATACTGGAACGTCTTGACTACCTTGGGTGCGGTCACGGTTTGGCCTCCTTGTTGGGGTGGTAGTGCAGCGTCCCTGCACACTCGCATTCGGGGACACCGCAATCGCTCACGCGGTAGGCAGGCACACAATCGGCGAAACAGTTGTCGCCACGGCACGGCGCGAGGTCGTCAACATCGCAGCCACAGTTTTCACTGCACAGCCCTTCGTAGCCGTGCGCTAACAGCCACTCTCTAACGATGTCGGTTACATTCACGGTTTGGTCTCCTCGGCCGGTGCCGCCGGCAAATGCACGATGTCGAGGTTCAGGGCGTCTTTGTGTGCATTGATGACACCGCCCAATGCGTGAAACCACCCAAGAGACGAGGTGAACAGCGTCTCACCATCACACCGCATTACGTAACGCATGTCCTCTGTCCAGTATTCAATCGTGTGCCGCTTGGCCGCCGCTTTCAACTTCTCGTGGGCGCCCTCACTGAGAACTACGGCATGCACAAAGCGAAACCCCTCGTCCGTGCAGTTTCCCCAATTCGGGCATTTCGGGGCCGCGTCCAGCTTGGCTTTCAGGTCGTCTATCTCGAACGTTTTGTCCGCAACAATACCGAGTACAATCTGCTCGATGGTGTGCTTGCCGAGTTGATCCCCAATGTCGATGTCCAGGTGTTCCAGGTGCTCGGCGATACTCTTGGCAACCTCGCTGGCCGTAATTGCGGTCTGCTCCGTTTGCGCACGGACTCGCGCCCTGAGCTTTTCGATCTCGGCGTCTCGTCGCTTTACCGCATTTTCCGCTTCTGTTTGATGTTGGGCATGGAACGATGATTCTGCTGTCAGGTAGGCGTTCTCTGCCTTGAGCTTCTGATACTCTATCGGGTAAGTCGTCGTGAAAGCATTCGAGTCCCACTGCGGCGGGAATGTAGGGTGCTCCTTGCGGTACTTTTCGATCATCTCATGCATCGTCTTGTTGAAATCACTTGGTTCAAGGCGCCTGCTGTCGAAGGGCGGACACGTCCACCTCGCCCTGAGCGTGGCTATCTCGGCCTTGAGCTTTTCGTTCTCGGTCGTCAACCGTTCCGCTACCGCGATGGCCTTGTTCAGGCGCTGATCGGGTTCTGACAGCGGTGGTGGCACGTAGGGCTTGAATTCGGAGAAGTCCTTCCCGGTCGGATCGACACCGCCTTCAGTCACCGTCACGGGCGCAATGGTCTTCCTGTCCCGCTCGCATTCCGCCTGTTGGTCTGCCGTGCAGCAATCGCAGCCCGTGGCCGGGGGGGCGCCGCCGTAGCAGTCCTTGTAATAGTGCACGGGCCACGGCGGCCCCGTCGGCTTCACCGATTCCAGTGCCTTGATTCGCTTCTCGAATTCCACAAACTCGTCAAGGATTTGCACCTTGAGTTTGCCGAGGTGGTCGCTGAAGTAGCATATCCGGCACATGACCTTGCCGTCTACCTCGAAGGGGTTCGGGTCGATACATCCACATCCTGAGCATTTCATTTCTATTCTCCGTTAAGTCTTTTGAACTCGTCCAACTCAATCCGGCTCTTCGCAAACCTGTCCCACGCATAACTCACTTCGGCTTCCAGCAGCTTGCGCCTCCCCTCGACCGCCTCTGCCTTCGTAGTGTACCAGCCGAAGCGGGGAGAACGCCGCGCGGTACCCTTGTCTTTGTACCACAGGAAACAGGGCGTCATTTTCACAACGGCGATGGTGACGAGTCTGTCGCGTTCGTCAAGCTTAAACCAGGTCTCGTTCATGTTGTCTCCTTTGAAAAAGGCTCGGCGCCCGGCGGGAGCGCCTCACCCACCGGGCATAAAGGACATAAGCGCGAGTCCACCTGCCATAGTTCTTTCATTCCGAACGTTACCGCGACCGCCAAGGCCGCCCATTCGTGCGAGTGAATCCCGTAGAGCGGGCCGGGGGTTTTCTTCTTGCCGATTGCCTTTTCCTTGCCGCCGTAGAGGTCGAGCAGAGCTTGCCGGATGTTGGGGTCTTTCGCCTTGGGCGAATGACACAGACGGCTTTTGACATCCGTGCGATAGATCGGGGTCGCCTCGCCCCGGAACGCCTCTATGAATCGTCCGATCCATACGCACGTCTCGAATACCTCGCGCCCCACCGGCATGCCGTAGCAGGCTACCATCTCGTACGCCATGTGCTCTACGGCCAGACTCGCATCGGCGTCTGGCAGCACAGTTATCCTAGCCAGCATCGCCATGTTGGAAACAATTCCGTGAGCCAGCACCGTCGAGCCTTCCATCACGACGTATGCCGATTCGGTCGTGCCGGGGTCTATTGCGATCAAGCGGCGGATGTCGGACATGTTGTCTCCTGTTAGAACGGTATCTCGCCGAACTCGTCTGACGACGTTGCGGGCGGCTGCGGCTCCGACAACTGTTGGTCGATGACGTGCGCGATAAAACTCCGCACAAGCGGCGTGTCGCGGGGGCCATTCCAGCCGGTGCGCCCTTCCGCCTTGAGCATGGCCTTGAGTTCTTCGGCGTCGATCCTGTTTCGTTTGCACTCGGCTATCGCGTCGTCAATGCTTGCGAACACACCTACCCCGGACGGGGCCGACATAGTCGGCACATCCTTCTTCGGCACAGGCGGCGGGGCAGGATTCGCCCTCTTGAGCGCATCCCACCGCGCGTCTACCGCGTCAACGATGCCGGGGTCAACCGTATCGTCGCCGTGATCGTCCATCGGCACACACCAATCCTCAAACGTCCTGTCGCCATCGTGCCGATGTTTGCATTGCAACAACAGGATGCTCTGTTTCAGTTCATCGGGGAACATGGCACACGATGGACTGCCCGTCATCCCAAGATACTCCAGGTCGTGGCTGCTGCGTTCTATGGCATTCGCCGTCAAAAAGAACTTGGCTGTGCGTTCTACTGCTTGATCCAACGGCACCCACTGGCCCCCGTCGCCACGCTCCGTGACACGAAACGTGAGTCCGAGGAAGGGCGTGTTGTTCTTGCCAATGGTGGCCAGCCCCCATTGCACAAGCTGCCCCTTATAGTAGCCCTCACTGAACTGCGCCATTCGTAGTCTCCTTTCTGATTGCGTTCCAGATGCACACCCAGTTGGTTTCGGGGTGATCGTCCACTAGGTCGATTCGGCCCGGCATGTTGTAACGGTTCTTAGCGTCGTAGGCGTCGGTGCGCGTAGTGTAAATTACCCGCTTATCTCCCCCGATGCCCTTGCCTTTTTTGAGCACATTCCCTTCGTCGCGTTTGGCTTGCTCGACACACGTGAGAAAGTTCCCGAAGAGCACGGCGTCCGCCCACTTAGCGGTCGCGCCCCACGTCTTGTCATGCACGTCGCTGGTGTAACGGTCGAAGTCGGCGCCCATCGGGTTTTTGAATGTCTTCACCCGGCAATGGCCGAGTATCAGGATGGTTGCTCCGCGCCCGTTGAGTGTTTCGAGGCGTTGCAGGAACTTCAGCCATTCCGAGATACTGACATCGTAGCCTTTTTGAAAGCTTGAGAACCCACGCTCGCCCCAATCGTTGCCGAAATCGCGGGCACACACAAACTCGTGACACAAGCGTTCAAGCCCGCCTATCGCATCGAGAGCGATAGTCTTGTGATGGTCACTGCCGGCTATCATCTCATCGAGCAGGGCCAAACAGTCGCCCCACGTCTCGATGCGGGCGCTATCAACCGACGGCACAAGGCCGACACCCAACAGCGTTTCGTAACCTGTCTCGCCACGCGCTTGGAAGATAGCGGGTTCGGGGGCATACGCCGCGCAACTTGTCTTGCCGAATCCTTCGACGGCGTTGAGGATGATCTTGGGGGCACGGAAGCGGGGCGTCACCCGGCCAAGTGTCGGGGCCTTGCCGACGGGCGTCGATGATGATCCCGGCGGGGGCGGCGGCGACGATCCGGGGGGGAACATCGGTGCAGATAGTCCTTTTGCCATACTGCTCATTCTCCTTTCAGTTCGGGATGCAGTTCGCTTACAAACTCGAATCCGTCCGGCACTTCGCCGGTTTTCGGGTCGTATCCTTCAACACATAATCTGAAATAGGGGCAGGTGCCAAATCCTTTGCAGGCGTGATCGTTACGTGGCCACCAGTTGTTGAGTTGGCTTTCGCGGATGAGTTTCGCCACGTTCCACAGGTCGCGCTGCGCGTCCTCCAAATCGGACTTGATTCGCGGGATTTCGCGGCGGGCGTAGTAGTAGTCGGGCCTTGAGTAGATGTCCTCCATCAGGCGGGTTTGGTATTCGTGCGGTTCCTCGCCCCGCACTTCGAGTTTCATCCCCGCGTCGGCGGAGAGGCGCGGGGCGCCGTCCTTCTTGAAGAGGCGCTCCCCAGTTGCGGCATCGCGGACGATCTTCAGCCCTTGATCGTCGAGCATGGGCACCTGTTTGGGCCGAAGGAGGGGCTTGCGCAGCACATCGTAGACCACGGTCTGCACATCATATCCGTTATGGCGCGCCCCCAACATGTAGGTCGAAATCTGCGCGTCGATTCGCAAGCGTTTCCAGTAGTCGCTGTCGGGGGCAATGTCCTCGCTGGTGGTTTTGTGTTCCATCAGCGCAAGACGAGAGTCGTGAAGAGTGACTATCACGTCGGCCTTCATCGCAACCGTGAATGTACGCGAGGGCAGCCCGGTGTCAGGATTGGTCAGCGGCATGTAGAGCGTGAGTTCGGAGGCGACGGCCGCCGTTACGTCATTTTGCCAACGCCACCAGTAGCCGGTGAGCATTGCCGCTATGCGTTCGGGGTCGTCCCATTCGTCCTGCACAAACGAAGCAAGGGCTTCTGAGATTGCCTGTCCGGGGTTTGCGCCCTTGTTGTGCAGGTCGAGCGCGGTATGGACGCAAGAGCCGATGCGCAGTGCCGGCATATCGGTGCGGGGGCGCATTCCGAGTTCGTAGGCCAGAAAGTGGCGCCACGGGCAGGACATGTAGCATGCCCGCCGAGAGTTGGTGAGCAGTTCGCGTTCTTTTGCGGTGATTCCCATTATTCGCTTTCCTTGATCTTGAGACAGAGGTGCCGCATGCCGTGCGTTTCTTCCTGTTCCGCCGCCGTAACGTGCCAGCAGAGGTCGCAAAAGCGTTTCTCGCCCGCGTCAAACAACATTGGCATCATCTTTTTGCGCGGCTTGCCGGTTTCGATTCCGCAACGGTCGCAGGTTGCCATTGTTATTCCTCTACCACCACTTCGGGCGGGTTTTTGAACTCGGCTGCGAATGCCTCGGCATCTTCAAGACAGGATGCTTTGTCGGAGTACATACCGTTTATAAACGATACGGGTTCATCGCCCTCACGGAGCACCCAATACCACTCGTTCTCGTACTCCGCCTTTACCGCGATCTTGAACCGTTTGTTCTTCATTGCTACTCCTCAACCACGATCTTGAGCGGGGTCTTGAACAGCGCCGACAGCCTGCGCGCGCCACGCACGGCAGACGATTTGGTCTTGTAGTCGATTTCCCAAAATGCCGCCAGATGCGCCCCGCGCTTGATGCACAGCATCCAGCCATATTCGTCATACCCGTGCTCGAACCGCGAGACCTCGATGTAATACATCTGCTATTCCTTTTTATCCACGATGGGGGGCGGGTCTATGAACTTCGCCGCAAACCGGCGGGCAGAACGAAGGGTGTCGCTGCGAGGCATGGTTGTTTCCGTGCTGCATATTACCTTGGAATCAACGATATACCGCCACCAACACCACCCTTTACCGCCACCAATCACGATCTGTTCCTGCTTGCGCTTTGCCATTGCCTACTCCTTTTGATCTACGATAGGGGGCGGGTCGATGAACTTGGCCGCAAACCGGCGGGCGGCACGCAATACTTTAGCCCTGGTTGTAAAGCTCGCCGCGCTAGGACACAAGATAATAACCGGAGAGCAATATGCCCAATACCACTTCGTCCCCATCCGCTCAATCTCGATCTTGTCGCGGTTACGCTTGGCCATTGTTATGCCTCCCGCCAGCAGCTGTCTTCCTGCACCCTGGCGCAAACGGAGAAAGCGTTCATCTTTTTACGCTTTGCCCGGCCGTCGTCATGGCCCTGGTTGTACGCTTGGCGCCGAACCGTTTCCATCAGGGCGCCGAGTAACTCGTCGACTTTGTAGCGGATGCACTCGGCAGTGGCCTCATTGTTGCACTGGTGCGTAAACGCCAGCACCTGGAACTTCTCGTCCCACGGGCGCACGGCCGTTTCGATCCGTACCGTCGCCCCATCACGGGTCACCCGAAAACGTTCTACTGCATCGGTCATTTCAGGACTCCTTTTGCCTTTTGCCATGATTCGATCAACTGTCTCAGTGTGATGCCGCGCTCTTTGGCCAACAGGCCGTCGTGATCCCGCTGATACCTGATCTCGCTTTGCGTCAAGAATGCACCCTCGCGGGTGCGGGCATGCGCGTAGTATTCCGCGATGAACTGCTCGTCGGTATTGCCGGGCGCGGGCTGCTCTTTGTCGTACCGGCCCTCCAGCACCTTGACGTAGCGGCCGTCGTTGGAAATGAGCCAGTCAAAGTCCGCCTTCCAGTGCCGGTGCGTAGGCGACCATAGTTCGCCACGCATTAGCGGGGACTGCGCCGCCTTGCGGAACACCTCGGCGTAGTTGTCACGAAACAAGTCCTCCAGCCATCGGGCCTGCAAGTGCAGTTTGCGGTCTTCGCCGATCCTGAGCACCCTTGGCAGCGGCGTCCCGGCTACCGCCTCGTTGTAGGCCGCCATTATCTTTTGATAGGGCACGGGGTCGATAAGGACGATAGGGACAACGGGTTCATTCTCTGACATAGTTTTTCCACCCTGTTACCTCTTGCCAGATGATCTTGAGCATTTCCCGGCTCTTGGCGTCGGGGTGATCAGTCTGGACTTGCGCCAGATGCAGCCGCACCAGGTCGCGGGCGTACCCCTTGTCATGGTTCTGCATCGTCCCGCGCTCCGTTGCCATTATGGACGCGAAGGTGATTCGACCGAGTACGTCATTGTGTTTCATTTGGTCTCCTTACGTTTCGTGAATGTGTTGCCCGTGCCCGACGAATCTGCCCGTCTGCACCGCCGGCGGGGGATTGTCCTCGGCATTGCGCGCACACCGGGGACACACACGATTCCAATTGCCTTCGGACATAAAGGTTCTGTCACAGCGCAAGCACGTGCGCTGCTTGCGAGTGGCCTTGTTCCGCTGCGCCTGACGAACGGTTTCGTCCTTGAGCAGGTCAATCTGTCGCTGCCGGTGAGAGAGCCGTCCGCAGAGGACAGAGCAAAACTTGCGCCGGGGTGCCAGCACGGGCTTGTTGCAGCCCCGACGCGCACAGGTGCCGACGACTATCGGCACGGGTTGGGGTTTCGCCCTGACCCTGCGCCGAGCCTGTTCCCAGAGCCGCATGTAGCACCGGTGGCATTTGCGCGCGGCATGTATCGGGCCGACATCGTGGCAGCAGGAACAGGAGGCTACTGTTTTAGGTCTCATTCTTCTTCCCCTGCTTCGGCGGCTCAACCAAGCGAACGATGCGCCACTCATCGATGTGCCAGTTTAGCCCCATTGCCCCACAGTCTCGCTTTGTCTGCCGAATGGCTCGCCCCACTTCGCCCCGTGTGGCGAAAATGGTGTTTTCGTCTCCACCGGCGACCAGATTTCCACAACTTAGTCGCCTGGGCTGGCCGTGCTGATTCAACACCACGTATCCCACCGTTTTAGGTCTCATTCTTCTTCCCCCGCATCGCCAGCAGTTCCAGCCGCCGGCGCCGAAGTTGTTCCGCCAGCAGGTCGGCACGGATGCGCAGACCGGTGGTGGCGATATGCCGGACGATCATCAGGTCAACGGGATTCTGCATTATTTCTCCTCGTCATCGGTACAGACTGTGGCCGAAAACTTGTTGTCGGGGTCGTCGCATTCAATCGTGATTTTGAAGGGCATTGGGGGTCTCCTTGTCTTCGGCGTCCTCGATGCAGAGGGCTTCCGGTGGGACAACGCCGAATCCGGCGGGAAGGTGTTCGGCGGCGTCGGGCACGTCCACGCCTGCGGCAATGGCCATGTCGAGCAGCTCCTGCCATGAGATACCCCACGTGTGGCCGCTTGTCTTGCTCAGGATAAGCGGTGTTGCGCTCGTCGAGGTGGAGAGCTCATACGTCTGCCCATCCGCTTCGGCTTCCCCGGCGTGAATGCGGAGGAACGCACTGCGGAGGGGATAGACTTTGCCGTGCTTGTCGGGGTGTTGGGTTTCGGGCATCGTGGTGTTCCTTTCTGTTGTGTTCAAAAAAGCGCGGGGCCGGGCAGCCCAGCGGTTTCGGACGCCACCCGGTTTGTTTCAATAGAGGCACATCCCGGCCCCGCACGAAAACTATTCGTCCCGATCCACTCGTTGCAGTTCTTTCTCACATTCCCTGCACCGCCTGTTGTGCGGGCCGTCAGACTCAAATGTTTTGTGGCACTTGAGGCACGTCCTTGCCTTCTGATTCCGGGCGATAAGTTCCGTGCGTGTCATTGTTCATCTCCTGTCTCATCTCGGTCTCTTCCGCCCCGCCCGCCACAGCACAACGTCCGGTAATAGTTGATATTTATTGCTGTGTTGAGCGGCAAGCGCACAAAAACGGCGCCGAGGGTTTCACGGGCGATTGCTCGCCCCTCCCGGCGCCGTTAAGTGCTTTGGCGTGTTCGATTGCAGAAGCCTGGGTGAAACTGCCAGCGGTCATTGGTTCACTCCGTTTCGAGCAGAGCTCAATCCGTATATTGCAAGTATACACCCGAATCCCGCCAAAGTCAAGCACTATTCAGGGGTGCTATCTTCAGCGCTCTGGTTTACCGTCTCCTGCTCCATGCGGGCGAGGTCGGCCATTTGCTCTTGAAGTCGCAGCTTGTGCCGCAGCCGGGCCACGGCTATCTGATTCGAGCCGAGCGCCCGATCATACACCGTGCAGTTGCACCTGGGGCACTGGCGCGGCCGCGCCTTCGAAGATGCCCATGTGTGCCCGCAACAGTTGCATTGTCGTTTGACGTTCATGATTCCTCGCTTTCTGTTCCCATTTCCTTGTTTGCCTCGATTGCCCATTCGAGTTTGCGCATGATGATGTCCTGTATGATCGCATTGCCCGCCGCCAGCCCCGTTGCTTGCAGTACGACCAGTGCCGTTTCGCACGCCTCCACCGCCTGCCGGCGCGGCGCGTCCAGCGTCACGTAGAGCGAGTTCGTTGCCTGCTGCCATTCCGCCAGTGTCCAGTGTTTCATCTGCTTTTCCTTTCTTCAATGTTCGCCGCGATTGCCTGTGCCTGTACGTGTTTGTAGCGGTTCAGCAGTTGGATTTCCACGAGCAACGTTTTCATCGGGGCGGTACGCCGGTGCGCCTCGTAATGCCGGTCGAGCCACGCCAGCCGCTCTGCGACGGTGTTTCCACCCTCGCGCATTGCACGGGCGTCTATCCGCCGGAAGTGCCGGTCGTATCGCGCCTGCGTTATTGAGTCCATCATTGTCTTTTCCTTTCATTCCCCCTGAAATCTTGCCTCCTGCTGCTCTTTCAAGGCCGCGAGGGGAAATCGCACCGCCAGAGCAGCAGGAGGCGTACGTTTTTACCACGAAATCGTGAACACGCGTTTGCCCTTGTGCGCGCGCAGGAACGCCAAGACCTCCTCGCCCGGTGCGGTCTTGTACGATGTGCTGTTTGGCCCGGCCGCAGCGATTGCGGCTTCCATCCGCGCAATAAACGCCTCATCGCACAGCATCAGGTCGTGTTCAAAGCAGGACGACACCGCCTCGCATAGCGACGGAATGTAGGTGGCCCCGTCGCCCGTCAACCCGGCCTTGAGCCAACTGACCTCGCCGACCCAAACGCTAGGCGTGTTGCCGATTTTGTCGAACAGCTCGTCCCACCGATCAGAAAGAACATCCCGGTTCCACGAGAAATAGTCGCTGCCCAACGTGCTGCTCTGGAACTCGGCCAACTCGGCTTCGGTTGCGCCGTCGAGAACATGGATTTGCAGGTCTGCGCCCATAGTCTTACTCCGTTCTCCGTTCTGTTTCCGTTCAATCCCACACTCGGCCACTGTGCGCCCGCGCCGACTTGCACGGCCTAGGCTCCTGCGGCGAGCACGGGCGGGGGGGTCATTTTTCGTCGAGCACATCCCATTTGTCCGGCTGATACGCGCTTGGAACGCGACAGCAGGTGTAGATGTCGCCCGCGTGAAACTCACTGGTCCCGATGGTGCAGCCCCGCTGAAACACAGCCCGCCCCTTATCGAGGCTTTGGCCCTGGCCCTGCGCCCGCAACTCGGTTTCGATGCCGTCCCATAGTTCGGGCGTCCAGTCGAGGGGCAAGTGCTTTCCGTCCCGGCAGACCGATGTCATTATTGGCATTTCCATTCTCCATTTGCCCCCGTGATTGCGGCCGGGGGTTGTGCAGGCGCCCGCACGCGCCGAAAGCGGTCAGGATTCGTCGTCGCTGATCTCGGCCATGAGCCGCAGGGCCTCCGCCGTCAGCGCCTCCACATCGTAGTCCAGCTCGCTGGTGGTGCCCGGCCATATCCGCTCCACGTCGCGGGTGAAATACTCGCGCACCTGCGCCTTTGTCATGTGATTTTGGACTGCGATTTTCGCCTCGAAACCCAGTGTTTCTACCTGTTCTCGTGTTGCGTTCATCTCTGTTTTCCTTGCACCGGCACGCCGCCGGCTGGCCCCGCCGTCAGGCGAGTGTTATTCTTCCCGGTCGGCCATTATCTGCTCGTACGCGTCATCTACCTGGTTGTCAAATCCCACAGGCGCCAGCTCTACATACGGCCACTCGTCGGTGAGTTTTCCGCCGACGCCATCAAACGACAGCCACAGGTTGACGTACTCCCATCGTCCCCTCATACGCCGCCGCATAATTACTCCCTCGGTGGAGTCATCGCCGTAGCCGGCGTACTCCTCAAAACCCAACCGCTCGGCCGCCTCACCCGTTGCCGTCCGCACCACATCATAGACATTTGCGGGGTCTGGCTCTTGCTGACCTAGAACGATGCCAACTGCTAGCGCATTCAATGTATTGATGGTCTCGTCCGTAGCACATTGTGCGATCATTTTTTCACGCGATATCATGCCGATTCTCCGTTTTGCCGGCACGCCGCCGGCTGGCCCCGCCGTGGCGGGTGTTATTGCTGCTCGCCAAATATCTGCCTGCGCAGCGCCTCGCGCCTATCTCGTACCGCCTGCTGCCGCGCCGACAGCCGGCGCTTTGGTTTGCCCGCTAACCAGCGGTTGATCTCACTGCTCAGCCGCCGGGCCTCATCGTCGTCCGTTTTTGCCATTGTATCCCCTTTTCTTTGGCGCCCGAAGGCGCCGCCTTAAACCAACATCACGCCACTTTCGATCTTCTGCAACATCGCGCGCAGGTTGTTCCCGCATTCACGCGCCAACTTGAGATATGCCTCAATCGGTTGCCCGTTCAGATTCTCTTTCACCGCTATGCTGTGCGCCCGCTCCGCAAAAGCTTTTGCCAGGTCGCGCCGCGCAAGCGGTATTTCAATGCACCTGGACAAGAGCGGGCTTGCATCGTCGCAATCTTCAAACAGTGTGGCTTGCCCATCGCAAGTCGTCGTGAAGATCACCATTGCATGGCGCGGCAGCCGCTCCAACATGACTAGTAGTTGCCGAATCGTATCCTTGCGCAGCCCGTGCGCCTCGTTGACGATCAACGCGCGGCCCGGTTTGCCCCAGCCTAGATATTGTAAGCCCCCCTCGATGTCGCGCAGTGATTCCGGGCGCAGGCCCGTTGCATCCAATTCCTGCACGCCCATATCGCTTGCCACTTCCGCGGCCAACAGGCGCGCGATTGTCGTTTTCCCGGTGCCGCTCTGCCCGCTGATCCAGTACGCGCGCCCGCACAGCCCCCGCGGCCGCAAGGCGCTGATCTTGGCTATCGCCTTGTCCTGCCCCACCACGTCCGCCCATGTTGCAGGCCGGTATTGTTCGTAAAGCTGCATTTCAATCCCCTTTGTGAAACTAAAAGGTATCGTTGCCGTCGATGTTAGCACGTGCTATCATCGTTCAAAAGTCCGTTTGTATGGAGTACTTCCAATGCGCGCTCCGTTGCGCCGGATTCGTCGCTATCATTGCTCTGCGCCTGCCGGAAGTAAGCCGCCCCGCTATCGGGTTCGATTTCTGCGGCACTGCCATAGCCATTGGCCGTGAATGTTTGCGCGAAGAACTTTGGCATATTCTCAATGCAACCAAACAGTATCCGGCGCAGCATGGCCGGGTGCGAAAGAACAAATGCAAGCCTGTCAGTGTCCATCGGTACGCCAGGCGCCTTGAGCGCAATCCTGAAATCATATCGCGTGTCATGATCAACGGCCGCGGCAATGGCCGTTACCGCTACTGTACAACCAGCATGCTCCAACGCTTCAATGCAGGCAAGGATTGCCGCGCCCCGGTTCACAATAGCATCGGCCGGTACGCACCCCATGGCTATCACGTTCACCACGATATCGACGTGCCGCACCCGCCGCACTTCCGATGCTACAAATTCAAGCATACATTCGGGTTCACCGCTGACATAAGCGCCGATATCAACGCCGGCGCCGGTAACGGCAAGCTCCGTGTTCATGAACGTGCTAACATGCGGCGCTATTCTGTCATAGATTCTATCGGCAATGGCGCGCATTCGGTTCACCCCGTCTACCCACCCGGTTTGCGTCAAGGCAACCGCGCCCGCGAAGTCAACGTTTCCGTTCCAATCGCGTGATCCATCTTCCCTGCTTGCGCGCCGCACTGCGCCCGTCGGTTCACTTGCCGCAAACGATACGCATTCCTCAAGGCTATCAAAATCCCGCCTGTAGGTTTCCGGTATTCTCGGCATTGCCGGTATGCTGCTGCGCCGTGTTGATCTTCGTTTACGCTGCATACCGCACCCCACTTTCCTGAACCCGCGCCTGTAGCTTGCGCGCCGTATCACTATCCATACCCTTGAAGACAACCGCTTTCGCAACCGCTTCCGCGTCCATCCCGGCCGCTAACAGCTTCGCTCCGTTCAGGCTTGCACGAGGCGATATGACAACCTGTAGCTCAAGCTCCGCCGCCGCGTGCCGCACCGCCTGCACAAAGGCGCCCCATTGCCGATTCGGGCAAATTGCCGTTTCCAATGCCTCATCATACTGCCAGTCAAGGTACGCGTACCTGTCAAGGCTTGCAGCGTCGAGCTGGTTGCGCCCGACGTACTTCCGATTCGCACCCGTGCCGTACGTGTTTGCGGCCGCTATCAGGCGGAAATCGCCGTGCCGCTTGATCATGCCATCGGGAAAGGCGCATATGCCGTTTGAAATCGCGGCATTGAGCATACAAAGCACATTGGGGTTTCCGGCGTCGATTTCATCGAGAAGGTAAACCCCGCCGCCTTCGAATGCCTGCCGGAAGAGACTGCTAACATACCGGCCATTTGCATCCATGTACCCGATCAAATAACTTGCCGTCGTTTGCTGGCATACCGACTGACAGTAGTACGGCAATGACAGCGCAAGCGCCGCCGATTCCGCCGAGTAGGTTTTCCCGCTTCCGGCAGGCCCCACCATGTATACAGGCACGTCGGCGCCGATCATCTGCAAGAGCGTATCGAATTGGGCATGCTGCACCCCGACAAGCACGGGCGCTTTCCCCGGCACCCGCACTTCCACCGGCCGCACCGCACCCGCCTGCGCCGCTTGCGCCTCTTCGCGTGCTATGCGCCGCACCTCATCAACGTCAAGCTCCGGCGTGATATTGAGGTGCGATTGCACCGCGGCCGCTATCACGCTTGCAAGATCGCTGTTAGCATTGCTGTTAGCAGCAGCTTCCGGCGCCGCGCCCGTTTCAAGCGCCTCCACAAGCGCCGCCTTGCTTGCACCCGCAATCCACAAGCCCGTGCTGATGCTGCGCCGCCGCGCTTCGCTCCGCAATTCCGCAACCGTCATTTCTGCATAGTCCATTGCATAACCCCGTGAAACAAGGGCCGCTTGCATCGGGCAAGCCCCGGTCGGTGCACCCTGCACCCGACAGTATCATTATAAACCATGATCGTGCTGTTGTCAACTGTTATTTTCTGAGATTCCCTCAACAATCGTATTTAGCCACGCCAGCCATAGGGATTAGCGACAAAATAAATCTGCAAATAGACATGAACCGCGTATAATAAGTAGGCTGTTTGATGCCCATTTGATGCCCATTTGATCGGCAACACAAGCACCCGCTCCGTGACAAGGCACAACATGATAAGACACCGGAGCCGCCCCCAGCTCCATAATGGGACGCAACACCCCGTTGTGACTATAGAGTCAGTTGTGACCTTGGAGTCAGCCATGACCACACAGTCAGTTGTGAATAGTTGTCTTCGGTAGAGAGAGGCGGCTACTTCTCTCTTTTGGCGATACACGATAGTAGCCTGCTGCGCCGTGTTAGCACGCTCGCCAGCGGCCCTGGAACCGCACCTTCCGCGCCCCGCGCCTGTTATACGCAGTTATTAGAGGCGATATAAGCCCCATTTACCCCCCTTTATGCCCTGTTTAGTGCCCAATAACCGCGTATAAGGAGCGTTATACGCGGTTTCCAGGCATCAATGATCGCACGCGCGCAGGCGCAGGCAGGCGCGCGCGAGGCACGAAAGCGAGTGCGGGTGCGGGAAACCGGTTCCCTAGGGCCGCGCTCTCGTACTAGCACGACTACCACAATTTTTCACATCACGAAATAGGGCAGATTAGCCTTTTCCTGTTCTGCAACGTGTTCTTGACAACGTGGCACTGGCACGCATAACTATTCCACAATGTCCTGCATTTTCAGGTTGAATATGGTGGGAACATGGTGTATAATTAGCACATCGGTGCCCTTCGCGCGGCTGCGGGTCTTGCTAACCCGCCAGCTTCCTGCCGCGCGGGGGGTGCATTTTGAGAGGAAGCCAGTATGTATCTGAAAATAGGACTGAAGGTTCTGAAATGGGGGCCGGTGAACAAAAACGGCCACTGGTATAGGTTCACGCCAACCGCCAAGATCGCCTACTCTCTTCTTCAACGCTACCAGCATTTTACTCCGGGACAGGTATTTCCGTCGGCGCAGCACTTAGCCGAGGAGATGGGTGCCAAGAGGCTGACTGTTCAACTTGCCTTGGAGGTACTCGAGCACACGGGGCGGATCGGGAGGTCGGCGCATGGGCGGGGGCTGTGCTGTCAGGTGCCGGATTTTGGCGAGCGGGAGTACATCATGATCCCGGACGAGGTATTGCGGGACGGGGGGGTGCCGTCGGGGTGCAAGTTGATGTATGGGTGTGCGTTGAGCTTGGAAAGGACATCGAAGACCGGGAAGAGTGAGGCGGTGGGGATAGGGGTGTTGTGCGATATGGTTGGTATTTCGTTGAGGGCGGGGAAACGATATCGGGTGTTGATGGAGGATCGGGGGTTGTGGATGGTGGGTGGGCGCGGGGGTTCGGAACTGGTTTTTACGTGCCATTTCAGGTAGTCCGAAAAGGGGTTCCAGTGCCAAAAACATACAGGTCGGGGGTGCTGACCAGTGCCAAAAACATACTCTAATGTAACCATGTATGATAAGAGGATGTGAATTTGGTGCCGACTAGGAAGTCGGCGCCTACCCCTTGTTCGGGTTTCGCGGACTCAACCCGCAAACAAGGGGCTGATGGACACCTCTTTCGTACAGGCTCTTTCGGAGAGAGTCAAGGTGCGCACATGAGTACGGGGTGTGGGTCTGGACGGATGGATGGATGAGGGATGAGATGAGAATTGGTATTGGTATTGGGGGCAACCGGGGAAACAATTACCGGCGGGTGAAGTAAAGAGTGGCCCAGCGGGGCAGAAAGGACAGAGCGATGACCGACAGGACAAAAGACGCGACAAACAAAGTGAAAGGGCACAAGTTGCCGGCGGACTATCCGTGTGTGCTGTGCGGGATGAAGACGACGGGGCGCTGGTGGGACGGGGATGGGAATCGGGTGGCGTTGTGCGAGGATTGCTGTCAGGGGGTGGTGCGGTCGAAGGTTTTGTGAGGCATGAAGAGAGCTAGGCAAAGGGAATCTGGGAAACGAGGGTGCGGTGGGTGTGCGTATTATACGCGGTTTGTGGATAACTTCAGAAAGGGCAAGACGATGGACAACAAAGCGGTAGTAGGTCGAACGCAGATCAGGTGGCGGGTATCGCCGGGGGATAGTTCCGGGGTTGCGTGGGAGCGGTTCGCGCCGGACATTCGGCGTGCTATCGAGCAGGCGTATGCGAGTGTGAACGCGCAGTGCAGTGCGCATGAGGTCAGGATTACGGTAGAAGACTTGTTGATCGGGATAGGCGGGGACGAGAAGCCGGACGGCAGTGGCCTCAAATGCGTGGAGTATCGGGACACGTTCATTCGGGGTGTTGGCACGGGGCTGCTGCTGGGATAGTTCGCTTAGGCTGGCTAGGGGGATTACGCGGGCCGCTCTTCGGGGTGGCCTTGCTTATTTCGTCGGGGTCTCTTCGGGCTATCCTTGGACTAAAAGCGAATCGGAACGCCTCTGGGTGCCCTGTACCGCCGTTAAAAACGATGCTGCGTGGCCGGGGGGCTGTCAAGTGGCGGGAATATGTCGGTGCGGAAACGGGGCATGTCCAAACAAATCCACTAAATATGTTGTGTTTTCTGAACATTCCGCTTGACTTTGGTGGGAAAGCGGAGTATACTTCTCGTAGAGGGAAGTGGAGAAGCGAATGATTGCCGAAATTGACATGGAACTATTCCTTGGCAACGGCTACCGGCTTGTGCATTGGTATAAGCCTGATGGCAGTACTTGGGCGGTGATAGCGCCACCACAGGATGTTGTTGCCACAACGAAGCATTTCACGGTTCTGGGCGAGTCTGAGGCGCGGGCATGGGCGGAGAAGGTGATAGTCGATCTGGGCTTGGCCGACAGAGTTGCCAAGTGGGTGAAAACCGCAGAGCTCTTGTGCGACCTTTGCGACGCCCAGGATTGCGATCTCTACACTTGGCACGTGGCCGGCAACGATTTGGACTTGTGCCTGAGTTGCTACCGAAAGGTAGCTCGTGCGGCGATAGGATCAACGGCATGACAGCTGACCTGATTGAGATTACTGCGGCTGACCCGGCATTTGCGGAGTATGCTGCCGCGATGCAGCGCGACGCCAACAGCGATCCGGAGTTTGTTCGGGCCATGAAGGCCATTGTCCGACGCGAGATTCAACAGATCGTGCGGGATTCGATGTATTGGCCCATTCCGAAGAAACTCAAGATGTGGGAGAATCAGTATGACGCTTCGGGACTTCTTCGACAAGATTAGCAACCACCGCTTCCTGAAGGGGGTTGACTGTGCTCATGACCCTATTGCGATCCAGCGGTGCGATGGGGTCGTGCTGGTTCCGGTGGAGATGGTAGAGGGGAACGCGTGGCGGGACGTGGAGGCGGGGATCATGGGGATCAACCTGCTTTATCACGTATCCCGGATTGTAGGTTACAACTCGCGCATCGAGAACTGGAACAAGTCGAAGCTCGGCGAGCTTGCCGACCGCAGGATGGGGAACTATGCTGTCTAAAGCCACCGCCCGCAAGTCGCACAATAAACCGAAAGCGGCCACGATACGATACGGGCCGGGCGAGTCGGCGGTGGTGTGGAAGCCGGCGGTGCACATGCCGGTGTTGGCGCAGAAGAGGAAAGAATTTCCGGCGTTTTGGTCTTTGAGTCTCAAGCAGCAGGCTTTTGTGATGAACTACGTTGGGGGGCCGACGCGGTTCAACGCAACGCAGTCCTACATATCGGCGGGGTATGCGGGGGGGAAATATGCTGCGAGCAATGCTTGGGTTCTCAAACGCATTCCGAAGGTAGCGACTGCGATCCAGGAGTTGATGACGATAAGCGGGCTGACGGAGGACTGGATCAAGACGCGGGTGGGCGAGATAGCGGCGGGGGTGGACATAGCGGACGTGGAATCGTATGTTAAGGGCGAGAAGACGCTGTGCGAGCTTCGGAACGACGGGGTGAACACGCTTGCGATCTCGAAGGCGCGGGTGACGAAAGAGAAAGACGGGAGCGAGCACCGAGCGGTTGAGATGCACGATCCGCTGCCGGCGCTGCGCGAGGCGGCACGGCTGGCGGGGATCGGGGGCGAGCGCAGCCGGGTCGACGTGAACATTACGATGGACTTCAAGGGATACGGCCCAGAGGAATTGAAGCGTCTTGAGCACGCAATCAGCGGACAACTTGACGGCGACATTAGAGACGCCGAGTTCACTATTGGCGGGGTTGCCGGACTTATCGAGCCTGTCGCCGACGCAGCGGCAGAAGATGCTGCTGAAGGTACGATGGGAGATGGCGAGTCGTGACCCGTATGTGTTTGCGCGGTATTTTGGGCACACGCTGGATCAGCACGACAAGCAGACGGCGATCAAGCCATTTCCGGCGGATCGGCCGCATTTGAGATGGATGTTTGCGGTATGGCATGCAATCTACAACCGGGAATTGACGCTGAAGTGTCCGAAGACGGGCGCGATGATCGAATGCACTGGCCTGGTGGGGGACAAGTGCCGTCAGATCATGGCGACGTGGTTCGGGTGTATGGTGTCCGTATGGGACGTGTTGTTCCATCCTGGACGGTTGGTATTCTTGCAATCGAAACGGGAAGACGACGCTATTGGGAACGAGTATGCGGCCACGGGGCTGCTAGGGCGGTGCAAGTTCATCATCCGGCACATACCGGGTCTGGAGATAACGATGCCGCAGGTGAAGCTTGCCCGGAACTTCACAACGGCGAAGATCGAGCTGCCGTTCCAGAACTCGATGCTATGGGCAATTCCTGAGGGCGGTGACATCATTCGCAGCCATACGCCGTCGGGTTTGTTTTCGGACGAGTGCGGTTTTCAGCCGGAGTTTGGGAATGCGTATGCGGCGGCAATGCCGGGTCTGCGGGGCACGGGGACGTGGGTGTATGCAATATCGACGGCGAATCCAGGGCCGTTTCGGAAGCTGTGCGACGACAATATGAACTGACATTCTGAATTGATTGAAAGGACAGAACAATGCTGACTGGCAAGAAGACTTACATTGTTGGCGCGGTAGTAGCGGGCTGGAATCTTTTGTGCTCGATAGTGCCGGAGTTAAGCGCGTTTCAGGGCGTGGTCAACGGCATCCTGGGGGGCCTTGGCTTGGTGACGCTGCGCGCGGGCGTGAAAGACGCGAAGGGCAAGAAGTAGATGTGTAAGAAGCCACGCAAGGGCAAGAAGGGCAAGGGGCGGTAGACGTTTTCGACAACTGAATAATCCCGAATAAACTCGGCCTGATCCGTCGAGCGAATTCAAGAGCAAGGGGTAGTTCTTGTGCACAAGCAAGAGCTACCCCTTCTCTTTTTCGGGATGCAACAGGGACGTGGAATGCAAATCGTCGAATCAACCAGACTGATGCCGGGATTGGTAGCAAGACCGCTATCAACAGGTCTGGTGCGTTTGGATATAGACATGGACGCCGACCCCATAGGACTTAACTCGGCGACGATAGCGCAGCTTGCCCGGCTGCTGGGCGGGGTGACCTCGTGGCGGTGGCGCAAGGAAATGCTGCGTGAGGCGGACGCGCAGGCGGGCGAGGGGGTATTCGACGGCTCGTGGATCGAGGCGCAGCGGGGCAACGTGCGGCAGCCGCTCAAGCGAATGGAAGTGGCGTCGGACGGCACGTTGTATGAGAAGAGCGACGGGCGCATCCGCATCTGGATACCGCCCGATCAACTGCCGATGGAGCTGCCGGCGGGCGCGGACAGTGCGGTAATGACGTTCGGGATCGGGATGGACGTAGGCGCCGGCACGGGCCAGTCGGACTCTACAATCGAAGGGTTTGCCGTCCAGAACATGGAACAGGCATTCGAGTTCAATTCAAACAACATCACGCCTGCTAATCTCGGCCGCGTAGCGGTTGCAATCGCAAAATACTATAACGATGCTTTGGTGTGCTGTGTGCAGAAGATGCACGGTGTTACCGCGATCCGTTCGATGCTCGACCTGGGCTATACGAATCTGTGGCGGAACACTGCGCCGGACAAGATGGTGGAGACTGCGTCGGGCGGGCGCATCGGATGGGTGCACGGCGAGAACTCAAGCGCCCTGCTTATGGACAGGGTAGGGGATCGGCTCGAGGGGGCAGCGGACGGTGCGGAAGTGGATGTGCTATCGGCGCGAAGTGTGATTGTGCATAGCGCCGACCTGCTCGATCAACTTCGCATGTACATCTACGACGAGAGCGGGCGGGCCACACTATCGAAGCACAAAGACCTGAACACGATGGCCCGGAAGCAGCACGGGGACTTGGTGATCGGGTCGGGTCTTTCGATCCGTGCCTGCATGGACAGCCCGCCTTACAAGAATCCGCGAGTCGGTCGGCCTAAGGCGTATACGAGTGAATGGTTTATGCAGCGGCACAGGAACGCCGACAGGCGGAGCAAGGAGCCGGAGGTATGGTAGAGGCCCCCGAAATCCAGACATCTAAGACCTCAAGCGCGC